CATGGGTGCAGATTTTTGCCATAGCCGCATTAAAGTACATGGTCACCGGCGTAGCACTTGGATCAGGAACTGTAGCAACTCCGTTTGCTGACTCCTGATTAGGAGGTTTATATGGGTATGCAATATGACGTAAAGTCAGCACACGCACAAAGTTCCAAGGTGGTGGTTAATTATCGAACTCGTTTGAAGAGTGTGATAGTTTCTCCTGCCACTGCGTCACAAAAACATGTTGCATTTGCTAATAATGTAACTAAGACAGGAACATATAACATCCCAACAAGTACCACTTGTACTATAACCATTACAAATCACGGTTTAACCACCGGAGACCGTGTTTGGTTAGATTTCACAAGCGGCACTGCGGTTGATAATATATATGTTGTTACTGTTACTACCGCAAATGAATTTGAAGTTACAACTGCGTCTTTAACAACTAGCGGCAATGTGACGATGTACTCGGATATTCTTTTAGAGGTTGATACATTTAACGCAACAGCGTTTAACGTACTGATTCCGGGTGAAGGGATTTTGGCTGAAAACGGTATTTATGTCGGGCTTGTATCAAACGTCACTGCAACGGTGATTTATGGCTAAGTCAAAAGGCATGGGTATAAACACTTCTGTTAAGTCGGGCAACTTTCGCCCGACCAAGCAGGGTGCTGGTATGACTGAAAAAGGTGTGGCCGCATACCGCCGTGCTAACCCAGGCTCTAAACTTAAAACGGCTGTGACTGAAGACAAGCCTACCGGCGAGAGAGCCAAGCGCAGGAAATCATACTGTGCTCGTTCGGCTGGGCAAATGAAGCAGTTTCCCAAAGCCGCCGCAGATCCCAATAGTCGTATTCGTCAGGCACGTAGAAGGTGGAAGTGCTAATGGAAATGATGCTTTGGAACATGGTGTTAACCACGCTGATCGGTATTCTTGCCTATATGGGGCATGAGAAGGCTTCAGAAATCAGCAGGCTCAACATCCTTCTTAATAAGACTCGTGAGGAGGTGGCCCGTGATAACGTCACTCAAGCAGAAATTACAAAGTTGGTGGAACACATTGATGCAAGGTTTAACCGCCTTGAAAGCAAAATTGATGGGCTTATTCAAAAGGGGTAAATGATGTCCAGTAAATCTAGAGCACGTAATTTAGCCCTTTTGGGCGGTCTTGGCGCTGCTGCATATTTAGCAACTCGTAAAAAAGATGCAGATTCTGATTCTCAGTATGAGGCTCAAGACAAACAAGAAGGTAGACCCACTCCGGCTAAACGGGCTACTCCTGTAGCAGCACCAGCACCGGCTAAAAAGATCAGCACTGATTCTCAGTATAAGCAGCAGGATCTACAAGAAGGTGGACGTCAAGGAGCTCCTTTCAAGATGGAAGGCGAGACTGCTTCTGGTTTACCCCGTGAAGCCCGTGGAGTTAGAAACCCAATAGCAGAAGGCGCTACCGCTTCTGGTTTACCCCGTGAAGCCCGTGGAGTTAGAAACCCAATAGCAGAAGGCGCTACCGCTTCTGGTTTGCCGCGTGAGGCTAGAGGCATAGCAGATACTCGCACTCCAGGTCAAAAATCTGCTGCTCGTCAAGAACGTGCCGCTGACGTTGTAAACCGCGCACGCCGTGAGCAACTTGGTCTTAAGAAGGGCGGCAAAGTTAGTTCAGCATCTGCCCGTGCAGATGGGTGTGCTCAACGGGGTAAAACCAAGGGAAGGTTTGTTTAATGCCTGCCGTATCAGCCAAGCAGGAAAAGTTTATGCAAGCGGTGGCTAACAATCCAAAGTTTGCAAAAAAGGTGGGGGTTTCCCAGTCCGTAGGTCGTGAATTTACGAAAGGAAGTGAAATGAAAAAGATGAAGAAAATGGCTGGTGGTGGTATGCCAATGGGACCAGATGGCAGACCTACTTTTGTAGGTGATGGCAAAGGCAAGATGAAAAAAGGTGGTATGGCTACAACCAAGATGGGCGCTGTTAAGACTGGTAAACCTGCTATGGGTAGTGCTTCTAAGCGGGCTGACGGGATTGCTGTTAAAGGCAAGACTAAAGGTAAAGAAGTTGCTATGAACTACGGCGGTAAGGTTAAAAAGATGACTCATGGTGGGAAGTGCTGAGATGAGACCGAGCCGGGGTATGGGAATAATGAACCCATCAAAGATGCCAAAGGCAAAAACCATCAAGCGGAAAGACAAACCGCAAGATGTCACTATGTTTTCCAAAGGTGGAGAGTCTAAAGTAAATGAAGCGGGCAACTACACCAAACCCAGCATGCGAAAGTCCATCTTTGAAAGTGTTAAGGCTGGTGGAAAAGGTGGTGCCCCAGGGCAATGGAGCGCCCGTAAGGCTCAGTTATTGGCAGCAAGGTACAAAAAAGCTGGAGGGGGTTACAAGGATTAACTTCCCTGTATACAACCGACAGACGGATGGAAATGTGTTCGATTGGCTAATTAGTACTGCGGAAGATTTTAGAAAGATCAGGCAACGGGAGCATTATCTTGAGTTTAAAAAAACCACAACAAAGCCTGAAGTCGTGGACTGCTCAAAAGTGGAGAACTAAAAGTGGCAAACCTTCTACGCAAGGATCGAAGGCTACAGGGGAAAGATACCTCCCTTCCGCCGCCATCAAAGCGCTCTCGCCGCAAGAGTACGCCGCCACTACCCGAGCCAAACGTGCAGGAAAAGCCGCAGGAAAACAGTTCGTGGCTCAACCCAAAAACGTGGCTAAGAAAACTGCGGGGTACAGGTAATGGCAACTAGCGGCACTGTTGCTTTTAATTTAGATCTTAACAATATTGTTGAGGAAGCCTTTGAGCGCTGCGGCCAGGAGTTACGCACTGGTTACAATATGCGGACGGCCCGCCGTTCTCTTAACCTACTGACCATTGAGTGGGCTAATCGAGGGATTAATCTGTGGACGATTGAGCAGGGAGTTATTCCTATGGTTCAAGCCCAGATTTGTTATGCGTTACCTACCGATACTATTGATTTAATGGACATGGTAATTCGTACCCAGACAGGTATTAGTCAAAGTGACATCAATATCAATCGAATTTCTAGCAGCACCTACTCTACGATCCCTAATAAAAATGCTCAGGGGCGTCCGATTCAGGTTTGGATTGATCGTCAAAGTGGTGATACTAATACAACCTCTATTACTTTAAACGGTGCTATAACTTCAACAGCAACTACGATTACTCTTAGTTCTGTTGTTGGATTGAATTATGTTGGGTTTATTAAAGTTGATAACGAAACTATTGGATACAACCAGATTTCGGGTAATGTGCTTCAAAGTTGTGTTCGTGGGGTAGATAACAGCACCGCCACTTCTCATACAAGTGGCACAGACGTGTCGGTGCGTAACTTGCCTAATATCTGTGTGTGGCCTTCACCGGATCAGTCCGATTTTTACACGTTTGCTTACTGGCGGCTCCGTAGGATTCAAGACGCTGGTAATGGGGTAAACACTGAGGATATCCCCTTTCGTATGTTGCCCTGTATGGCGGCTGGATTGGCCTATTACCTGTCTCTAAAGATACCTGGAGCAGAGAACCGGATTGATATGCTAAAGGCCGCATACGAAGAACAATGGCTACTGGGTTCAAGTGAAGACCGAGAAAAGGCTTCCTTGCGTTTAGCTCCACGACAGTATTTTTATTGAGGATGAACAATGGCTGGTCCAAAGTTTGCCTCTGGCAAGAAAGCGATAGCGGAATGCGACAGATGCGGGTTTCAGTACAAACTAAAAGAGTTGAGAAAATTGGTCATCAAGACCAAGAATATAAACCTGCTCGTCTGCCCTACTTGCTGGGAGCCAGATCAACCCCAGTTGCAGTTGGGTATGTATCCGGTGTACGACCCGCAGGCTTTGCAAAATCCACGCCAGGACAATTCGTATATTCAGGCCGGTTTGACAGGTATTCAGACCGAAACTTTAAATATGCCAAACGAGAATGTGGACGCCTTTGGTACACCTTCCGGTGGAAGCAGACAGATTCAATGGGGGTGGAATCCTGTTGGTTTGGACAACCCCTTGCAGTTATCGGGTTTACCCAATAACCTGATAGCCCAGGGACAGATTGGTACGGTAACCATAACTACTACTTAGGAGTAAAAGATGAAAAAGAAAGAAATGAAGAAGGTGGCTAAGACTGAGGTTAAGGCCCATGAGAAAAAGATGCACAAAATGAAAGCCGGTGGCCCAACTTCTATGGACAGAATGAAGTACGGAAGAAATATGGCTAAGGTGATGAATCAACGTTCTTCTGGACGGGGGCGATAATGGCTAAATTTTCTAAAAAGGTTGGTGGTAAAGAGATCGGCCCTGCCGAAGTGTATGCAGCCCCCCATACCATGACTGGAAAAAAGACTGACGTTCAGACCTACATGAAACATGAAACCGGAGCGCAAGTCGTTGACAAAATTAACATGTCTATTGGCATGATTAGCAAAGGTAACTATGCTCCTATTAACCCGTATGGTGTAGGCGTCATGCGTGGATATGGTGCCGCAACCAAGGGCCGCAAAATTAGCGGGAAGATGGGCTAATGAACTACGCAACGCTGTTTAAGACGATTCAGGCTTACGTTGAGAATGACTTCCCGACGACGGTAGTCATTGATACTGCTTCGTCTAATACTAACTTTACGAATAAGGAGCAGATTGATACCTTTATTCGTCAAGCCGAACAGCGTATTTACAACAGCGTTCAGTTGCCGGTTAGCCGCAAAAACGTGACTGGGCAGTGCACAACAAATAATAAATACCTGTCTATGCCTTCTGATTGGTTATCAGTCTTTTCTTTGGCTAGGATTAACTCGGATGGGACGCAAGAGTACTTGTTAAATAAAGACGTCGAGTTTATCCGTGAGTCTTTTCCTGACCCAACGTACTACGCTGCGCCCACCCATTACGCCATTTTTAAGGGGCCAAATATCGTTCCGGGCGATCAGTCAACTGTAATCCTCGGACCCACGCCAGATACCGACTACAACATGGAATTGCACTATTTTTACTATCCGCAGTCAATTGTTGACAATTCCAGCGGCACTTCTTGGCTTGGTCAAAACTTTGACACAGTTTTGCTATATGGTTCGCTACTTGAAGCGTACACCTACATGAAAGGTGAAAAAGATGTTAACGACGTTTATATTGGTCGTTACAATGAGGCATTAGCCATGTTGAAACAACTTGGTGAGGGCAAGAACCGGCAAGACATGTACAGAACAGAACAAGCGAGGTATCCAGTCCGATGAGCAGCATGAGCGAAGTAGCCTTCCTTTTGGGAGGCAATCAAGTGCGGGTTTTAACCACTTCAGGTCGGGGATTTACGCCTGAAGAGGTTGCCGAACGTGCGTTGGACAAAATTATTCATGTGGGATCTCAAACTCATCCTGCAATCAGGGATCAGGCTGAGGCCTTTAAAAATCAGATCCGTCAGGTTTTGGTTTTTTATATGAAGGAGGCGATTAAGTCGAACCATACGACATTAGCCAATAAGTTCAGGAAGGCAGGACATCCTGAGTTCGTTAAACTTTTAGATGATTAAGGAGCCTTAAAATGGCAATTACCCAAGCAATGACCACCTCTTTTAAAGCGGAACTGCTTTTGGGGGTACACGACTTTCGTCCTACCGGTGATACTGGATCGGATACATTTAAGATCGCTTTGTATACTTCTTCGGCTTCATTGGATGCCAACACCACGGCATACACTGCTTCAAACGAAGTTAGTTCGTCAAGCACTAACTATTCGGCTGGTGGACAAGCGTTGGCTAATACTGGTGTAACGGCTACTAACATCAACGCCAATACCGGTACAGGCTTTTGTGATTTCTCTGACGAGACGTTTGTTAACGCTAACTTTACCGCTCGTGGTGCGTTGATTTATAACAGCACACCTTCGGCAAATAGCAACGCTAACACCACACTGACTAATGCTTCAGTCTGTGTTCTGGATTTTGGCGCTGATAAGACTTCGTCTGACGGTGATTTCACAATTATTTTCCCGACTAACGACGCTTCAAACGCAATCATTCGGATTGCTTAAGGAAGAATCATGGCTTTTGTAATAGCCGATAGAGTTAAGGAAACCACCACCACTGGTGGAACCGGCACAGTCACTCTCGCGGGGGCTGTTGCCGGATTTCAGTCGTTCTCAGCCATAGGCAACAGTAACTCTACGTACTACACGATTACTGATTCAACGAACGGCACTTGGGAAGTGGGGATTGGGACGTATACCGCTTCTGGTACTACTTTAAGTAGGGACACGGTTCTATCGTCATCTAGCAGTGGGAGTCTAGTCTCTTTTGCAGCGGTATCAAAAGACGTATTTGTAACCTACCCAGCAGGACGTTCTTATTTTGGTATTGGAGATCAAAGTATTTCAACCAACAATACTCAGATTTCTACCAGTGGGACATTTCCTTCTACATATAACGGCCTGTCGGTTGGTCCCATCACAATTCAAACAGGCGTTTCTGTCACGGTGCCCACTGGGCAAAAATGGTTAATTTTGGAGTAAAAAATTATGAGTAATTTCAAAGTCAAAGGTAATGCAAGTGGAACCGGCACAGTCACTTTGCAATCAGGTGACACAAATACAAATTACACAATAACATTACCTAATACTGACGATACCGTTGCAGTACTTGGAACTGCACAAACTTTTACTGCGCCACAAACATTTAGGGCTACAAATGCAGTTAGATCAGAAGCGGCATCTACGCAAGATGCAGTAGTAATAGCTGGTAGAGCAGGCGGTACAAATTCGTATGCAGTCACAATGACCCCTGCAACTCTATCGTCTAGTACTACTTTAACTTTACCTAATGTTAATGATACAGTTGCCGTGCTTGGAACGGCACAAACTTTTACTGCGGCTAATACATTCAGAACTGCATCTGGAACAAGATTTGAAGAAGCATCTGGTCAAGATGCAATTGTTTTAGATGGTGGAAATGGCGGATCAAGTTCGTATGCAGTAACTTTTACCCCAACAACTTTATCAGCAAATAGAACCGTAACTTTGCCTAATGCAGATATAAGTTTTGTTACTGGATTAAACGTTGCTCAAGGCGGTACTGGCACTACATCATTAACTGCAAATAATGTTGTAATTGGAAATGGAACAAGTGCGGTTCAATTTGTTGCACCAAGTACAAACGGTAATGTTTTAACTTCTAACGGTACAACATGGACAAGTTTACCGGCGGCTGGTGGTACTTCAATGCCGTTTACTGCTTTTGGATCTAATGGTGGTTTTTAATTTATAAAGGAATATCAAATGGCACAAACAATAGTACTTCAAAGAGGAACGACAACCGTTACTAGTAATGGTTCAAGTTCTACAACTTTATTTACTCAAACTGGTGGAACTGCAACTAGAGTAATTAAAAGTCAAGTTGGTGTTTATTTTTCAACACAACCTAACTCATCAGTCGTATACATTGCTGTTTATCACAATGTTAGTGGTGGTCAAGGTTTTCTAATTGGTTGGATTAATGGTGCAAATATTAGGGCTAAGGCTTATCAATTTGTTCCGGGCGCGGCAACTGAAGATCAATTTCGACTTGCGCCAGTAACTACAACTAACTTAGGGCCTGCTTCTCCTCTTATTAGAAGTAACACCGATGGTATTGGCGCGGCAGGTGCAAGTAACATCAGTTTTGATTTTTCAAGTTCAAGTCAACAATATGTCAATAATTTCACACCAAATTTTTATATGGGTCCAGATGATAGTATTAGCATGAAAGTTTTCGCATCAGTTGTAGTTGGAAAATCATCATCAAATCCAACTGCAAATATTAGTTATTCATTTGTAACCATTACTGAATCATAAGAGGAAAAAATGCATACTTTAATTATTGATAAAACAACTAAAGTAATTTATCAATCGCGGTTTGATAATTCAACTGGCGAAAAAATGACTTTAAATCAAGTAAAAGAGTTTTATTGCAAAGATAACAATATTGATCAGTCTTTAGTAGAAGCAGTTGAAATTCCGTTTACAGAATTTGTTTTAGATATTGGAAAATATGTTTATGTAAATAATAAAATTTCAATTAATCCTGATTGGTCTGAACCGCCCAAAGTTGAATCTCAAAATATTCCAGTTTCATCAACATAAAGGTTAAATAATGGCCTACCCTGAAATTGCATTAAGTTGCGTTGCATCAGTTTATGTTCGTCAAATACATTTTTTAAAATCTGGCGATGTAGAAACAGGGCATGAACATTGTTTTGATCATCAAACTTTGTTAGCAAAAGGTTCAGTACAAATAGAAATTGATGGTGCTAAAACAATTTATACCGCGCCGCACATTATTTTTATTAAAAAAGATGTGGTGCATGAACTAACCGCAATGGAAGATGACACAGTTTGTTATTGCATTCATGCATTACGGGATGGTGATGATGTTGGTGACATTATTGACCCAGAATCTATTCCATTAGGTTGCGGCTCAGAAGAAGCATTTAAAGTTGCTAAAGGGCTAATAAAATCTACTAATACAGTTCCAGTTCCGCATTTACAGACGCATGAATAAAGTTTTATATGTTAGAAATTTTTTAAGTTTAGAAGAATGTAATCAGTTAAATAAATGGGTAGAACTTGGCGTACAAAATAAATGGTTAGATTTAGGAAGAAGTAAAGAAGCTATATGGGTTTATAACAAAAGATTAACTACTAGAGCATATGCGGATAGGTTTAACTATCCAAAAATTGTTTATAGCGTATTTAATAAAATTACTAATTATTTAAAAGTAGAACATTTAGATAAAAGCATTGCAGGCGGTGGTAAAGATGGTGTAGTAGTCAGTTATACATTACCCGGTGGTAATGTATATGCACATAAAGACCCAATGGAAAATGACCGTCATGTTTTAAGATGTAATGTAATGACGCAAGCGGCTGAAGATGGTGCAGAATTATTTATAGGTGGAGAAAAAATTAACATTGAAGTGGGCGATTTACATTGTTATTTACCATCAAACATTGAACATTATGTAACTGAAGCAAAAGGAAATACGCCTAGAATTATGTGGATGTTTGGATATCAGATTGACAAGCATGAATTTGACGAATTACTAATGAATAAACCGGAGTAACAAATGGCATCAACCTACTCTCCAAAACTACGCTGACTGAAAGTGTTAAATGTTTGGCTTTTTACCGTTCTCCACCGGTGCGTTTGATGACTATCAGACAAGCCAAGGTGTCAATGTATCAGTCACTGGAGTTAGCGGTACTGGTCAGGTAGGCACGGCCGTTGTTAATGGCGCAGTAAATGTCTATTTGACCGGAGTAGTAGCCACAGGATTTATTGACTCTGTAGGTATTGATGCTGGTGGAAGTTTCCAACCCGCTGGTGTTCAAGCCGTTGTAGCGTTAGGTGAAGAGCAGATCACAGCCGCTGCCAACGTTGTGGTCACGGGTGTTCAGGCTACCGGCGTACTAGGCGCAGAAGAAGTAGATGGTGGGGCAAATGTGCCGGTCACCGGGGTTGAGGGTGACGGCCAAGTCGGTGTTGTTGCAGAAAGAAGAGCCGCTAACATCTATTTAGTAGGTGTTGAAGGTGAAGGCCAAGTTGCAAGCGTTACTACTGGACTGTCAACAAATGTCACTGGGGTTGAGGCTGAAGGTCAGGTTGGTGTAGTTGCAGAAAGACGGACTGCCAACATCTACTTAGTTGGTGTTCAAGGTAATGGCAACGTCGGACAGGCTTCTGTATCTATAGCAAAAGAGGTCTTTGTAACTGGGGTTCAGGCTACAGGATTTATTGGTGCAGAAGAGGCTGAAGGTGGTGCGACTGTACCTGTGACTGGGGTTCAAGGCTCTGGCCTACTTAACTCTGTTGGTGTATCCCTAGTTAAATCGGTCACCCCTGCCGGTGTTCAAGCGGTTGGTGAACTTGGACAAGAATCTGTAGTTGGCAAAGCGAATGTCTATGTCCTCGGGGTTCAAGGCACTGGACAACTTGGTGAGGAAGAAGAAGAGACCGGGGCTAATGTGTACCCGACAGGGGTGCAAAGTGCAGGCGCTCTTGGTACAGTAGCAATCAATGCAAGATGCTTTGTTTATCCCACTGGAGTTCAGGCTACTGGAGAAATTGGTACAGCCACAGGTGAGGGTGGGGCTAAGGTTTACGTACTGGGTGTAAGTGCCACCGGGCGTGTCTCCAGACCGTTAGTCTGGGGCTTGATAGACACAGCGCAGACACCGAGTTGGGTGCCTATAGCGGCTTAATTAATAGAGGGTAAAAATGGCAAGTACATACTCAGATCTAAAGATTCAGTTAATGCAGACCGGAGAAAACACCGGTACATGGGGTAACGTCACTAACGCTAACCTTACTGCCTTAGAAGAGGCAATTGCTGAGTCTGTTGATGTACCTTTTTCAAGCGCGGATGTAACGCTTACACTTACAAACTCAAATGCTTCCCAAAGTGCTCGTTTTCTACGCTTAAGATGTACTGGCACAACAGGTGGAGCACGTAGCCTTATCCTTGGCTCGGGCTGTCAGATTGAGAAACTCTACTTAGTCAGCAATACCTGTGCAGATGCTATTACGGTTAAAAACACAACCGGCAACGGGATTGCAGTACCGGCTGGCAAAACAATGTACGTCTATAACGATGGAACAGACGTTGTTGATGCGGTTACTCACCTAACTTCTTTGACTTTGGGTAGTGCGCTACCTGTAGCCTCTGGAGGTACTGGGTCAACTACGGGTACGTTTAGCGGTGCCAACATCACGTCCATAAACGCTAATAACATTTCTACGGGTACGCTGGCTGTGGCTCGCGGGGGCACGGGTGCTACGACACTAAATTCTGAAGCCGTGGTTATTGGAAATGCTACTTCCTCGGTTAAATTTGTAGAACCCGGATCAAGTGGAAACGTACTTACTTCTAACGGCACAGCGTGGGTGTCTGAAGCCGTTAGCGGTACTGGATCAGTGGTTTCGGTTGGTACCGGTGCTGGCACTATAAATGGAATTTCTCTAACGGGTGGTCCGATCACAACTTCTGGAACAATTTCGCTTGGTGGTGCAATTAATGCTTCCACAATTAGTACGGGCGTTTTAGCCGTTGGACATGGTGGTACGGGTGGAAGCACAGTACAAACTGCAAGATCTAATCTTGGGCTTGGATCACTGGCTACTGAAAACTCTGCTAGTTTGACCAGTCAAGTATCTGGAACCTTACCTGTAGGCAACGGTGGCACGGGCATAACTTCTGCGGGTTCTTCCGGTAACGTTTTAAAATCAAATGGCTCGTCTTTTACATCTAGCACTCTTACTGCTTCCGT